CGGCTTCCGTTTTTTCGTATGCCGGGAAGGTCACAATGGAAACTTCGTACAGCTTCACGGCCTTGATAATCCAGTGATATGTGCCATCCGGGCGGCTTTCAAGTTCATCCCTAAGGATATCGAACCCGAAAGAACACTGTGATACATCCCCGCGTTTTACGCGCGCATACAGGTTCATCGCGTCCGTATCATCGGGGTTGATCTTCACAACGCCCTTTAGACCGTAATTATCAACCGAAAGCACAAGCGTTCCAACCTTGGTGCGACCAAGCACCAGTGTTGTATCGTGATCGATCAGGCAGCGGATATCATCTGACAGCGCATCATCAAACGCATGCGGGTCAATGCTCTCCGTCCCTCCGGGATACATTTCATAGATGTCATTGAACACCGCAAAATATGCTTCGATTTGCGGAGATCCATCCACATCCGCAGCCCTAAACTCACTTGCTTTGCTGCTTCTTCGTTCCACTTTCTTCCCCTCCTTTCAGCTTTTTTTGATCTCCAATTTTTGTGTAAGGGATGTAATTTTCCAATATGGCCAAATCGGAAAGCCCCTCACGCGGATTGTAGCCCAACGCGTCCCTAGCCTCGTTCCTGTCGATAATCGCTCGGTCGACCATATTGCAGTTCACTTCTGCAAGTTCCGTGATGGAGTACGCATACAGTGAACGCGGGTTGAACCTGAAATACCAATTCGGCGAAATCAGCAGTTTGCGCGTCAATTCCTGTTCGATTAGTCGTGCTATCGGTAACACTACAGAACGAATGAAATTGTTGTGCTCATCCGCATTAAATTCGCCCGCGCCCACAACAAAGGACGGTACGCCGATGATCGCCGCAGCCGTCCGCTTGTCCAATGTGATACTGTCTATGATCGCCAAATCGTTCAGATTCAGCGGCTTCACCTGCTCCAGTTCAAACGCTTCTGCCGGGATAAACCACGGCCGCCCGCCCTCCGAACTGTCAAGATACTGTTCGCCCAGCTTTTTGCGCCCTTCTTTGGATGCAAAGTCCTCATTCAGACCGTCCACCTTTACGACCAGCGACGGAGATGGGCTTTCCATAAGCGCGGCGGATGTCTTTCGCGCCTGCGCAAGCTGCTTTGCAACTGCTTTCAGCAGGACAACATGCCCGCGCCCGCGCCACGGCATATCAGGATCAGGATTATACACAAAATGCAAAACCTCATCAGGCTCAAACCGCACTCCGCGTATCATCGTATGGTATCCGTATTCATGATCCATGATGGATACGCTTGAAGCTGGAAGCGGCTCGATGTCATCCAGCAGCGAACCGGAATAATGGGGCATACAGAATGAGTTACCACCTATCAGCATGTCTTTCACGATCTTCTCAACCCATGCTTTACGCGTCGTGTATTTGCATGGTGCGATATCGATTTTGCGCGACAGTTCGTTTTTAATCCGTCTATCGCCATCCTTTGTGTTCTCCATCAGGTGGATGGTCATGCTGCTGACCATGTCCGCTACGCGCTGTATCGCGGTTTGAATTTCCGGGTTATCGGTCAGCCGTGTATATCCTGTCAATTGTGCCCATGCCTCCGGCGCGCACAGCCATGCAACGCTGGATATGTTATTATTTTGCTCGGTGGGCGATCTCACCGCACGTTTCCGCTTTTTTGACATTATCAATCCTCCAACCATTGTTGTGCCTTGCGGCCTTTTTCCAGATTTTCCAGCATGCGGACGCACGCGAATACAGCCGCATCAAATACATCGATCCTTTGTTCCGGCATTACTTTTTCGTACTGGATCATGTCGTCGGTCTTTTCGATCGCCTTCACGTTCTGCACGCAGTATTCAAAAGGCTCCGCATGCAGATAGTACAAAAGGCCGTCCTTGGCCTTTTGCTCGATCCTCCGGAAGCCCTCCGACTTTTTGTAAAAGTATTGGGGCTGGTCGACCACCTTAAAGCCTGCTGACTTCATACCAAGGAAGTACTCACGGCAAAACTTGCGATCGTGCCCAACCTCGGCGATTTTGAATCCTGCCGTTCGCTGCGCCTTAAACCAGTTGACCACCTCGGCGTGATTGACCGTGGGGTGATTGCTCATGTCAAGCCATCCGTCTTCCTTCCAGCCGAAAAGCGGTATATTGTCCTCGTCAGCCTTTTGATGCGCCGCTACGATTGGGAACCACGCATGCGGGATGATGATATCAACATCCTCATAGCACCCATACCGCCCGCCGTCAGGTCGTGCAGGCGCGACAAGTCCGCACCGCCGAACCACTTGATTGGCAGCTTCGCCAAGTCTTCAAGCGTCCAAGAATACTTCGCATCGCTTGTCCTGAATTCATCTATATTGAAATACGCACGCATTGCGGAAGTGTAGATATTCAGTGATTTCGCGAGGAAGTCTTTTCGCTGCTGCGGGTCGTTCTGCGCATCAAGTGCATCGTTCATCATGTCAGACGGACGAATTGAAACGCCATAATTCGGGTTGGCAATCTCGTGCTGGTACGCGCTGGTATAGTCAACATTGCCGTTTTCGTCCTCATCCGCTTTGGCGATAAACGCAAAGATGTGGTCAGCCTTCACCATGCCATCCACAATTTTCAGGCAATATTGCAGACGCTGGTAGCAGAATGATGTCATGTCGTCACCTGCCGTTGTGATGCCGATGCACAATTTGTTTGTGTATGCCTTGCCCGCCTCGCGGATTACGTTGTACTGCTTCGCATTTTTGTAGGCGTGCAGCTCGTCGCATATCTGCACGTTCGACACCAAGGAATCGTGCCGATCAGGGTTTGCAGCAAGCGCTTCAATGAACAGCGAACCGATTACCTGTTCATTTTCATCGTAGAACTGCCGCGACAAGCTGTGTTCTGCGTTGTTGTCCAGCACGCGGAAGTTTTCCAGTTCGCCCATGCGTTTCAAATTGAACACGATATGCGAAAAACTTTGCGTTGCCTGCTTCAAGGACGCGCCAATAATCAGGATGCGCGAACCCGATGCGCGTTCCAGTAGCGCAAGCGCCAATGCAAGCGCCGCAACGAACGGCGTTTTCCCGTTCTTTCTGGGAATAAAAATGAACGCCTCCTTGAATCGGCGTTCTTTGGTTCCGGCGATAAAGAATCCCAGAAGGTTATATATAATAAACTTTTCCCACGGTTCCAGAATGAACGGTTGCCCCAGCAATGGTGTTCCGTCAATGCGTTCACCCTCTTTGTGGGCAATGCAGGTTTCTATGAACCTGATAACGAACTCCGCATCCTGCAGCCTGAATTCCCATTTTGGATTTTCCAGATCGCTCAGGAATCGCTTACACGCGGCACGCAGCGGCTTGCATGCTTTCTTTTTTCCATTGACTATGCTACGCGCATAATCGATAACATCCGCACCGTTCTTGCACTTGCGCAGGTGCGCCCATTTACCCCTCTGCGGCATTTGTGAAGAACTTTTCTATCGTGCCTGCGCTTTTTTTGCCGGCAAGCGCCTTGTTATTTACCCTGTGTATGCCGATTGGGGTAAGGCCAAGCACATTCTCTACGTCCAACAGCTCGCGTCGTAACGTTTCAATCGCTTGGTACAGCGCTGTTTTTCTGTAATTCATTGCTCCAGCCTTATTTGTGTACGGCTCTGCGACTGTGCATCCAGAATCATACCACTGTTTCATAATCAGGTCGAATTGCAGCCGCATTTCCGCGTATCGGCATATCAGTGGAGTAAACTCCGGCTTATATGTTCCCAACGTTTTCAGGTTTTCAACCGTGGTTTCGTATATCTCGTCATATGCATTTCTTGATGCTGCTTTCACCTTGCTCATGTTCGCATCCCCCTTCCATCGAAATCCCCGCGCAGTTGGAAGAACCTTCGGCCGACGGTTAATTTTCGCACGCCCAAATTTTTCAATACCGGGGGGGATTCCACCTAGCCCCACCCTTCTCCGGGTGCTCCTTGTTATGGCATGCCGCGCATAGCGCTTCCCCGTTGCCCATGTCATAGGCAAATTCAGGGAAAAACTCTACCGGCTTGATGTGGTGCGCTACCTTTGCCGGAACCTTCTTCCCATACCGCAAACACCGCTGGCATAGATACCTGTCCTTCCGTAAAACCTTCGCCGCCCATTCTCGATGGCGCGCGCTATCATAGTGCCGCCTCATCTCCGCGCCGGATATCTGCATACCTTCAACTTGCATTTCTTTGCCTTTGCATCGTAGTGGTCGCATTCCTTGCATGTCGTTGGCGTGCTGATGAATTTAATCCTGTTTTCCATACTAACCCTTTCAATATGCAGAAGGGACAGCACACCGCGCCGCCCCTTCCGCACAGGAGGTATTTAGTAGCATCGGCCTTGTCATTGGCCTAATCCGATGATACTACTATACATCATGGAAACGGTCAAAAACGGTCATGTTAATGTTTTTATATCAATTTCTTCTATCAGCCTGTCCACCGCCCATCTTTCAAGCCTACGTGCGTGATCCTCCGACACCCCGGCCATCCGCGCAACGCGCACCCATGGAGGCTTTTTTGCCGTGTTGAATCGCCTGTATCGCAGGTCGATCACTTTGTACTGGTCGGCAGGAAGATCAAGCAGCAGGCTGTCAATCGCCGCGCAAAAGTCCATCAGGTTCGCAATGTCATCCGTTATGTCCGCTATCCTGCGCCGGTATGCGTCCCGCAGCTTGTCCGCACGTTCTGCCGTTATAGCCGTAGGGTTTGACACATCGCATCCATGCGGCATGCCGGTTAACTTCTGTGCATGCAACCCGTATGTTGCATCGATCAGGCCGTTGTATTCTGCGATTTCCTCCTGCTTTCTGCGGCACATCTGTGTCGCAGCCCCCCACCGTTTCAATAGCCGCCGAACCGCGGCACGCATGTTGTCATTACTCATTGCGCCCTCCCATCATCAAATTGCGGACAATCATACACCGTATACGAACAACCCGAGTATAACCGTTCCTTTTTCGCATTCCAGCCTTTGACCGGCGTAAAATCCGTGAACCAGCTACACCCGCCGCCTATGGCGTTTTTGCAGTCCCAGCATATTGTTTGATTGTTCTTCATCTGCCTGTGCGCCGTTCTGTGCGGATGATCCCGAACCCCGATTTCCCTGTGTTCCACTACAGTTCCGTCCTTCTTCATCTTGAACGAATGCCGGATACCGCATTGTTTGCAGTCGTAATAGATTGTTATGAAATTCGGGTACACGTTCGTCGACAGCCGTTTAAGCTCTGCGCCGCACTTGCACGTTGGCTTGAAATCAGTGTGATATTTCATTGCTTGTCTCCGTCCATCTTCGCGCCGCAGTTTGGGCAATATTTCGGAAGTTTGTTGTCTGTAACACAAACTCCGTTCATAAATGTGTACCTATTCGGAAACATGCCGAACCCGCACACTGTACATTTAATCGTGTCTCTGTCTTTTTTCCAGTGCCCATGAACCGCCGCCCGCTCCCTGCGCTGGCTCTCGGCGAGCTGGGCTTGCAGGGATTCAATCAGGTCTGCTGCTTTCCGCAAATCATCTCCCAGCGTGATGGGGCATTCCCACTCGTTCTCCTGCGCCCATTCCGCATGTTCCCGCAGCGCCTTTACAATCTCGTTATCGTTCATCCTGCTTTACCTCACCGGCCTGCGTAGCCGTCTTGAATACCGTCTTAGCGCAATCAAGCCACAC